TGAAGCAGGCACACGCATCGGCCATCGAGTCCTACATTGAGAAGTATGTGGGATTGGATATGGCGGGAATCTATAGGGAAAACGACCTTATGGGGACCATGCCATTTACTAGAACACTAGAGGATTGGGCCAAGTTTGATATCAACGACCGTACACGCTTTGACGCCTGTATTAGTTCGGGTCTAGCCATCATGGCTAACCAAAAACATCTCTATGTGCCTGAGAAAAAAGAGAATAAAATTAGCGTTAACTTTGCTAGGTATAACAACCACGGCAGTTCAAGTCAATTGATTAGATGAAAGATGTCTTAATTAACATAACATCTACAGGATTCCCGAGCCAATTTGTGTCAGATTCTGAAAAGGCAAGCGACGAGTTCGGTCTTCAAGTAGGTCAAGCCATTCAGTACGAATGGTTTAGAAAGGACGGGAATCAGTGCCGATACTATGGGCAGTGGAGAGACTTCCATCGTCTGCGACTTTATGCACGTGGCGAGCAGTCTGTTCAAAAATACAAGAACGAATTAGCTATTGACGGAGACTTGTCTTATCTGAACTTGGATTGGACACCCGTTCCTATTCTTCCAAAGTTTGTTGATATCGTTGTTAATGGTATGTCTGATCGCCTGTTTAAGGTAAAGGCATACGCACAGGACGCAATGTCTCAGGCGAAGCGAAGCAAGTATCAGGACATGCTTGAAGGGCAGATGGCTGCCAAGGATGTGCTTACTTCTATTAAAGACCTGACGGGCGTTAACCCATTCATGATGGACCCCGAGGAGCTGCCTCAAACAGACGAGGAGCTTAGCCTTTATATGCAGCTTAACTATAAGCCTGCTATCGAGATTGCAGAAGAGGAGGCCATCAACACAATCTTTGATGAGAACCACTATCAAGATATCCGTAAGCGTTTAGATTACGACCTCACTGTTTTGGGTATTGGATGTGCTAAGCACGAGTTCTTGCCCGGAGCGGGTGTTGAGATTTCGTATGTAGACCCTGCCAATATCGTATATAGTTATACAGAGGACCCATACTTCCGTGACTGCTTCTATTGGGGTGAGATTAAAACACTTCCCGTAGTAGAACTTCTGAAGATTGATCCAAGCCTCACTCGTGAGGACTTGGATGAGATTTCCAAGTACAGTCAGAATTGGTACAACTACTTTAACGTAGCTCAGTTCTACGAGAATAGTTTGTTCTATCGCGATACGTGCACACTCCTTTACTTTAACTACAAGTCCACCAAGAAGATGGTGTACAAGAAGAAGGTATTGGACAACGGTGGTACTCGTGTAATTGAGAAGGACGATCAGTTTAATCCTCCCGTAGAGATGATGGAGGAGGGTAACTTTGAGAAGATGGAGAAGACCATCGACGTGTGGTACAATGGTATCATGGTCATGGGTACAAACATCTTACTGAAGTGGGAGCTTGCAGAGAACATGGTTCGACCAAAGTCGTCATCTCAGCACGCTCTTCCAAACTACGTAGCCGTAGCACCTCGCATGTACAAGGGTGTGATTGAGTCTTTGGTTCGTCGGATGATTCCGTTTGCGGATCTGATTCAGATTACACACTTGAAGCTTCAGCAGGTTATTGCACGTACCGTACCGGATGGGGTGTTCATCGATGCAGATGGATTGAATGAAGTAGACTTGGGTACAGGTAACGCCTACAATCCCGAGGACGCACTTCGTCTTTACTTCCAAACGGGTAGTGTAATTGGACGTAGTTATACTCAGGAAGGAGACTTTAATAACGCTCGTATTCCCATTCAGCAGCTTACGTCCAACTCGGGTGCTAGCAAAACTCAGATGCTGATTGCGAATTACAATCACTATATGGACATGCTTCGTTCTGTCACGGGTCTTAATGAGGCTCGAGACGGATCAATGCCTGATCCAAACTCATTGGTTGGTGTACAGAAGTTGGCTGCGCTCAACTCTAACACGGCTACTCGACACATCCTAGAAGGCGGTCTATTTATTTACCGTTCTATGGCTGAGGCTTTGACGTATCGGGTTGCCGATATTTTGGAGTATGCTGACTTCAAGGATGACTTTGCCAACAAGATTGGTAAGTACAATGTGTCTATCCTTAGCGAGGTTAGCGACCTGTACATTTATGACTTTGGTATTTTTATTGAGGTAAGTCCGGATGAGGAGCAGAAGGCTCAGCTCGAAGCCAACATTCAGATAGCTCTTTCTAAAGGAGACATCAACTTGGAGGACGCAATCGATATCCGAGAAATCAAAAACCTCAAGCTTGCCAATCAGTTGCTGAAGATGAAGCGCATCAAGAAGCAGGACCGAGAGGAGAAGATGGAAATGCAGAAGCAGGCCATGATTTCTCAGCAGCAACTAAAGTCTCAGGAGTTGGCGGGTCAGGTTGCTATGCAGAAGCTTCAGGCCGAGGCTCAGTCTAAGATGCAAATCAAGCAGGCAGAGATTGCCTTCGAGATTGAGAAGATGCAGGCTGAGGCTGAAATGAAGAAGGACCTGATGGCTACCGAGTTTCAGTTCAATATCCAATTAGCTGCTATGCGTGAAAAGGCTTTGGCTGACAGAGAGGATATGAAGGAAGGTGCCAAGGCAAAACGAATTAGTCAGCAGAATACCGAGCAGTCGAAGCTGATTAACCAACGAAAAAATAATCTACCTCCGCAGAACTTCGAGTCTAACGAGGACAGTCTAGATGGTTTTGATTTTGCGGAGTTCTCTCCTCGATAAATCATTATCAATTTTTATCTAATTTTGTACTAAATCAAATCAAATGGAAATCAAGGTAAGAGCAATTGAAACGGGTGAACCCAAAGGTGTTCAGGAAGTAGAGAAAGAACTTCTCGAAAAACATGAGCAGGAAATCAACGGAGGTCAGCTAGCTGAACCTCAGATTGAAACGGTGGTAGTTGAAAATAACGACACACCTCCTAAGCCCGAAGAGATTGACCTTAATGAAGAACAAGTTCTTTCATATATTGGAAAGCGATACAATAAGCAAATCAATTCGTTTGACGAGTTGTTAGCTGAACGTCAGTCGGCAGAAGAGATGCCGGAGGATGTGGCTGCTTATATGAAATACCGGAAGGATACGGGCCGTGGATTCGAGGACTTCCTCAATCTGAAGAAGGACTACGACTCAATGGATCAAGACCAACTCCTTCACGATTATCTTTCTTTAACCCAACAAGGGTTGGACAAAGAGGATATCGAAACACTGATGGAAGATTATCGTTACGACGAAGACTTGGACGATGATTCTAAAATCAAAAAGGTAAAGATCGCTAAGAAAAAGATTGTTGCAGAAGCTAAGAAATTCTTCAACGAACAGAAGGAAAAATACAAAATGCCCCTTGAGTCAAGTACGGCAGGTATCCCTGATGTCGATAAAGAAGAGTTCGAGGCATATAAGCAATATATAGGTGAGGCTAAGACCGTACAAGAGGAGAACAAACGTAAGCAGAAGTGGTTTGAGCAGAAGACCGACGAGGTTTTCAGCAATGAGTTCAAAGGTTTTGAGTTCAAAGTAAACGACCGATCACTGAAGTTTGCACCCGGGGACGCCACTGAGTTGAAGAAAATCCAATCGACTCCTATGAACTTTATCAATAAGTTCTTGGATGAAAGCGGAATGATTAAAGACGCAGCAGGATACCACAAGGCTTTAGCTATCGCTATGAATCCCGATCGATTTGCCAAGTACTTTTATGAACAAGGCTTATCGGATGCAACCGAGGACGTAATGCGTAAGACTAAAAACATCAACATGTCTGAACGCCGTGCGCCTGAGGCTGTAAATAAGGGTGGGGTACAAATCAAAGCGGTAAACCCCGATGCCGGCAAAGGCCTCAAAATCCGCAGCATTAAAAAAGTATAAACTAAAAAAACAAAAAAATGGCTGTATTACCAAGTCCGGGCTTTCAGCTTCAGCCGAGTGCTGAGCAGGTCCCGTTGTCTACAAACTACATTACTAACTTCAACTTCTTGAATCAGTATCTTCCTGATACTTACGAGAAAGAATTTGAGCGTTATGGTAATCGTAC